ACAAAAAATATAATTTCCCGCATGCAAGACAATTAACAGTTAAAGAACATGCCAGTTTACCTTGGGAAGTAGATGTTGCAGAAAAACAACAAAAAATACTCAACGAAGCTATACAATTATCCTTGACAAAAAAAGGATAAGGTACTATACTGTAAGTACAGTAGATAGCAACCCCCGAGAAAGGAAGACGATATGGCAGAAGTCAAACTGAGTGGTGTTTATAAAGTCACTGTCACTGAATACGAAAGAGGTTGGGGACAACGTGTTGATCCGAATGACACTAAGTACTTCACCACTCTACCCGAAGCGGAAGCCTACAAATTGCACTGGGAAAAAGACGGTAACCCTGAATATTTCTTCCGTGCTGAAATCACAAAAGTGTAACTAAAGTACTACGACCCAAACTTGACTAATAATCAGTTTGGGTTTATAATTGAGGCATGAAAACAGTTACAGAACACCTCAAAGACAGACACCTAGACTTAGAGTTGCATCGTCCTATGGTGGACGAGGTTGAGCGTGTTGCTACATTCTTCCTGTACAATCTGAGTGGTCAAGTTGTTGGTTATCAACAATACCGCCCCGAGGGCGAAAAGAAGCCAAACAACAATCCAAAATCGGGTAAGTATTTCACATACCGAAAGCAACCTACACTGGGTGTTTGGGGAGTAGAAAGTTTACATTTGTCACCCCATGTTGTTTTCTTGACTGAGGGGGTGTTCGATGCATGTAGGCTTACTGAAAAGGGCTACAGTGCCCTTGCAGTCCTCAGTAATAACACTGGTACAGACTTGAAAAACTTCCTGTTCATGTTGAATAGAAAAGTAGTAGCCGTTTGTGACAACGACACCGCCGGTAGGAAGCTTGCAAAGTTTGGTGATGTTAGTGTGTTTTGTGAAGACCACGATTTGGGGGATTCTACAGACGAATTTGTGAATACTTTAGTATCACAATTTGGCTAACTAAAGTACTCATTTTCACTGGTCAGGGACGCTAGGACCGATACTTTATCTAGGAATAGATACAGACACAGTCCTAGCGAAATGCCCAAAATTTGACAATAAATGTGGTTTGATGTATAATTCATCTATGAACTCAAAAATCGTCCGCAAGCGTAGAACTGATCGTAACCAAGTGATCTACTTTATCCAAGATACTGTAACACTTGAGTACTACATCGGTCTGACTGCTATGGAATTCAAAGGCAATGTTTTCAAGACACTGCGCCGTCGTATGCAAAAGCACATGCAAAGGGCCATGACTGAGAACAAAGATTGGGGTCTGAGCCGTGCATTGCGTGAGCGTGGCGCCGAGCGTTTTGTGTTCGGTACTGTTGAAGTTGTGCGTGGCAAGCGTCCTGCTCATAGCCGAGAGACTGAATTGATTAACACATTGCAACCCGCACTTAACACATTCGGAGTAAAGTAATGACTGAACTAGAAAAAGCCAAGCAACAAGTTCTATTAGTAGAACATGCTATTTTCAATGTTAAGTTTGCCGCTGAGGAAGAACGAAAGATTACACACGCCAAACACATTGACCAATACTATGTGGAAGCACTGGATCGATTAGATGTGAAACTTACAGGTGCCCGAGCATACCTTGGGCGCATCGAAGCAATTGGGAGATAAAATGACAACTTACCTAGTGGTATACAAGTCTTATCAGAAGCCTGGATTAGAGCATTTTGAGATTCTTGCTGAAAACAAGCACGATGCTAAAATGAAATTTTTGGAAGCAAATATCAAACACGATTACATCATCAAGGTGATTATATGACCAAATTCGTACACATCGTTTATGTCCACCCCGTAGAACTTGGAGAGCCGAATCTGCATAAGGTCCTTCTTGAAAAAGAATTTACAACCAAACAGCAGGCAGACAAGTTCATTTTGTTGTTCAACACACCTGATATCAAATTATATGTTGAGGCAGTCTATCTAGGCTGTGTCAACGATGAAACCGGAGAACTGGTGTGAGTCCAAAACTTAAGCTAAACATTATCTTTTGGATCATCACCATTCCAATGATTCCGTTTGTAATACTTTTGTTGCTATTGGCACTTATCATCAGTCCTGTCCCGGTAATCGGAAACAATTTACTAGACAAAACTGAACGGCTAATAACAAAGTTTGCAATTTGGCGTAACAATCTTCCTGTAGTAAAAAATGCTTACGATAAGGCGCACTTGTTCGACTACATCAAAGGTTGACTTTAATTCAGTTTGGGCATATAATCTATACATAGATTGAAACAAAGGAATCAATATGACCGCTATCACTAATTTAATCATCGTACTCATGCCTGTTATCATCATGGGCCTGGCAATCATCGTCAAGGATGGATTCTAAAATGAGTAAACGAACTGGCTTAATCATATGGGCCGTCACAGCCTTAGCGTTTCATGTTGCGGCATTCTCACTAGCTTATTTGGGATTACTGAAATGAACGAACGAATTCGAGAACTTAAAGAGCAGGCTTGGACACTGGTGTCTGAGGAAGAACGAGCACGTGGCGAACTGTATGAGGCACGAGAGCAGTGGGAACGATGCGATCAAAAGTTCGCCGAGTTGATTGTTCGGGAATGTATTGACATTTTGGAAACAGAGATTGAATTAGTAAAAGGATATAAATCTACTGCCTGCAATGACTTTGATGTCAGATGGCACGAAGGTAAGATTGAACACTTTGCTAAACTGATAGAAAAGAGTAAAAAACATTTCGGAGTTGAAGAATGAAAATAACCATAACAGGTGAGCACGAAGGTAAATCTGTGACGATTGCCGTTTGGGAATATTCTCCCGAGGTTGTTAAAGGCAACCCTATTGAAGTAGAAGAAAAATTATGGCTTGCTATCAAACAGCAAATGACCCACTACATTGAGAAGGTGGTTGAACTATGAACATCCAAACCGTAGCAGAAAATCTGCGTAACACAATCGCCGGCAAGGAAATACAGTTGGCACAATGGGAAGCAGCCAGATCATGGAAAAATGCAGACCAGCAGTTTGTTAATGAAACAATTCAATATTTGAAAATTAACATTGACGAACTCAAGCGTATCCTCAAGGATGTGGAACAGTGTGTGCCACAGTCTGAGTACTCACATGATGGTCCAATGATTAAAATGTTCCGAGAGGACTAATATGAAATATCAATACATTGGATGGTGTAAAGACGAGAAGACCAACACTGATAAGGTGTGGGGTGCAATTGAATTACAGTCACCAACTACATCTTACAGTGGTGATGGCAAGTATGTTACCTTTTGGGGTCGCCGGGGCACAAAATTACAAACTAAAATAGTTGAAGGTAGTCTCTGGGATGTGCATCATCCTTTCCTTAAAAAACTAGACAAAGGCTACAAGGAAATTCAAGAACATCAGTTAGATGAAGTCTATCCAGAGTTTCAACAAGACTTAGAGAAGACAGCATTCTGGGCCACATTTAAAATATGAATGAAAAGCTGAACACCTTCAGAGCATTGCAAGAGTTGCCACCAGTAGTGACAAGTTTTTGGTGCCGCTTTAACTGGCATACTTGGACCAAGTGGGGTTCGATAGAAAGTAGCAATAGTACAATTTGGGCGCGCCAAAATCGATTCTGTATTCATTGCAATGCATTTGAACAAAAGAAGTGGGAAATAAGATGAACAGTTCACAAAGACGGAAGAGTAAAAGACAATTCCCACATGTGATTAAACTAGTTGCAGGAAATGGTATGTACTTTTTTGAACATGATGACAAAGTAATGACCGCCCGTAATTGGTGTAGCCATAATTGCCGTGATGCTTATAAAGTTAATTCAGAGTGGGATCATGCTGTATTCAAATTTGTTACAGAAAGAGATGCGGTGTTGTTCGCATTGAAATGGTTATGATTTATTATAAAATTAGATACAAAGACGATCCTGATATGTATGTCAAGGGTACACCTGTATACTTGAGTTACGATAAGACTGGTCGCATCTTTCAATCACTAGGTCAACTTAGAACATTCTTGACCAGTGTGATGAATGCAGATTCCCGTTATAGCAAGAGAGATGAAACACATAGCAACCGTGTAGCCGATTGGGAAGTCGTTGAACTTGAAATGGTAGTTAAGGACGTTAAAGGTGTCCACGAAGTTATCACTGCTAAGAAACTTAAAGAATTGATAATGAAATGAATTACTTTGACCAAATATACGGAGAGCCTGAAGTGAGAATTGAATTTAAACCCATGCATCTGCCTTGCAGTGGCACAGCATATATTGATGACGGTGCAGGCTATGGTTATCGTTGTGACACTTGCAATGCTGTGGTGGGGTCTATCGGTCAACCTGCACAATGCAAAAACGAAGAACAGAAGTTTGAGAACTGGAAAAAGCTAGGTGGTAAGGGATGGGATTATGATAAGGGATGCCCAAAATGAAATCAAAAGAAGAAATTATTAATAGCATGTGTCTATCATACAGACACGATTATGGATTGAGGAAAGATAATTCTGAACCAAATTGGACAGCAGGTATGACTGAGAAGGATGCCAAAATGCTTTACAAAACCATGGAACAGATATATAATAACGATATCGCACCTATCATCAACTACTACGAAGGATTAAAAAATGCACCTAAGCGAAGTTAACAAAGCACTAGATCACAAAATTTGCGGGGGTAGTGAGTATGGATGGAACTGCTGGCCCAATGCACGATTTTTAGATTATGAATCTGAATACGCACACGCCTCAGTAGTGTTTAGTAGTGAGACACAGGAAATCTATACAGCCGAAATTAACGACAAGGTTGACAAATACAAACCCTATCGCTGGCTAAATCCTGAATACAAAGAAGTAATGTACAAGGAAGCAAGACAGCGTAGAATTGAAGCTAATCAAGCTTGGGATGAAGTAATGTGGTGTGACTTGGAAACACCAGAAGATTGGATTGAAAAGGCAAGTGCTATCATGCGTAATGAAGACTTTGATGACCGAGTTCAAATTCCATTGACCTTGGATAAAGATGAATTGTATAAACTCATGGAGATGGCACACGAACGTGATGTCACGCTAAATAAGATGGTAGAAATTATTTTGGAAGAAATGATTTCTCGTCATCGGAATGATGACCTAACACGTTAATAGTATATAGGAGATTAACATGAGAAAACTTATTTTAGCATTGGCACTTGTAGTATCAGTGCCCGCATTTGCAATTGATTGTCGCAGGGGTGTTGACCATAAACATCCCGCATGTTATGGATACAGTTATGTAGATCATCGCCACATGAATCATTACCATCGTCCTACTGTTGTATACCGAAATAATGATTGGGTGGGACCAGCTATTGCAGGTGCAATAGGAACCGCAATCATAATTGATGTAATGAACCGTAGACAAGAAACACAAATTGTAGTACAACCTACAGTGGGTCAATCTAATCAAATATGCACTCCGTGGACTGAGACACTGCAATCTGATGGAACGATAACACGGACCCGTACGTGTAATCAATGACAACACTATTATCAAACACGATTGAATGGATTAAAGAAGATTGGCGTAGTAATCCTCTTAGATGTTTCTTGGAGATATTAGCTTGGTTTTTAAGTATCGGTTGTGCATTTACAATGATGCTTACAGTACCAACTCCACCGTTCTTAATTCTCTATCCACTGTTCATTTTGCAATGTGCTATCTTTGCATGGGCAGCTTGGACACGTAAGAGTTTAGGAATGTTAGCCAACTATTTGTTGTTGGTAACTATTGATAGCGTAGCACTTTTTAGAATGGCAGTAATGTAATGACAAGTTATATATTAGATGTTAAAGAAGCACCCGACGGTGATTTGTATATTGAATTACCAGACGAAGTATTAAAACAATCAGGCTTTGAGATTGGTGATACTTTGTTATGGAAAGACATGGGTAATAATTCATTTCAGCTTTCTAAAAAAGAAACTGAATGGGTTATGGTTGAATGTGTTTCAACGTTCCGCGAACGCTATATGGTAGAAGTACCTAAGGGTCACGCAGAGTATGCATTAGACACGGTAACAATGAACGAAGCTAAAGAGTTTAGCCAAGAGTATTTAGGTGAAACTATTGTTAGTCACCGCGTAGTCACTAAAGAAGAAGCATTTAAAATGTGCGACCATGATAATGACTACACCAAATCTTGGGATGATGAAACAAAGGTTAAGAATTTCTTTACAACACTATCCGATCAAGGGGATGCGTATGGCCACCTCACTTAAGATGGTTAATAGAAAAACTGGTATCACTAAGACAGGGTATGTAGGTTTCAGTTATTCATATTTCTTTTTAGGAATATTCAACTTGGGTTGGATCGTTCCCTTAGTCAGAGGAGAGTTCTTAGTGTCACTGGTGTGTTTAGTGATTCATTTACTTACACTACCACTGTGGATTCTTACTGCATTATTATTTGGTTTGTTCTTCAACAAGTATTATACACTCAATTTGATTGAATCAGGGTACGAATTTGATGACGAAGAAGAATTAGTTAAACGAGCAAAAACTGTATTGGGGGTAGTATGATTAATTGGACAGATTCTAACAACTTAGTTACCATTGATGACCGTGTTGAGCCTATGTTGCACAAGTGGCTCAAGGATATTCTAGCAGTCACTGAAGCAAAAGTTACTTTCACTAAAGTAGACGGCACTGAGCGTGTGATGCAGTGTACTTTGGAAGCAGCCAAGTTGCCACCTGTTGTAGTTAAAGAGGATGCAAAACCGCGCAAACAATCTGATAGCACAAAGGCATTGCGTGTGTTTGATATAGAGAAACAAGAGTGGCGCAGTTTTACTATCAAAAACATCAAACGAATTGAATTGTCATTGATTGACAATAAATAAGACTCATGCTATAATATGGGTTATGAAACGAGAAATACTATCCTTCAAACTTGAGCCGATGAAACATCGTGCCCATCGTGTGCTTTTTGATGAAGACACACCGTTCAAACCTAAGGTTGTAAAGTCTAAAAAGTCTGAATACAATCGTAAACAGAAGCACCGTAACAAAAATGAGTACTAAAATCTTACATGAAGATCACCGCGACTTGCTTGGTCGTGAAGTCAAAGAGGATGATGCGGTGGCATTTACACATCACAATACCCTTTATGTGGGTAAGGTTATCAAAATCACTCCCAAGCAGGTTCGTGTAATACCCATGTTAACAAATTATCGTAGTGATACGGGTTATCTAAAGTATACAAATCAATGTGTACTGATCGGTGGCCCTGAACTGACGATGCACCTGCTAAAAAATCTCTAAAAAATTTGACAATAAATCCATTTCCTGATACAATACATGTATTGAAACGATAAGGAATTGGAAGTATGAAATTCACGTTGATTACAGGTAATGGTAAAGTATTCACTTTCTTTATCAAGGCTGTAGCAGAAACTTATCAACAAGCATACGGTGGCACTCTGTTCACCGATTCTATTCTTACAAAGGAAAATCAAAATGCAACTCTCTCTTAAACAAACCGCCCTGATCCAAACTCTCAAATTGTTCGCTGTGGCCCTATCTATAGGCATGCTGACCAGTTTAGCTTTTGCCTACTTCACAGTCTCCCAAATTGGCATTGGTTTCTGCATCGTTATGATGGCATTCTTGGGTAAGATGGTCTATGATATCGAACTGAGCAAGGCAGAGCACCTGGCAACTCTAAACGAGTTGAACAAAAAAGGTTGACAATAAATGGATTCGGGTATATAATCATTACATAGACAGTTAACTAAAGGACTCAGAAATGGCAAACTACTCAATGTACACAGGTTTTGGTAACGATGCAGTTGACGCAATCGTGCGTAGTGCTAAAGTACTCAAAATGGAATGGCCCCAAGTTCTTGCAGAACTCCGTAGTTTGGCTGAGCGTTTCCCAGAAGACTTTGGCGAAGCTACTGACACCGCAGTCCGTGAATGTGTCTATCACGCACTTGATTTTGACACCCCCTTCTATATTTGACAATAAATCCAAACTCTGATACAATACTTGTATTGACACTGAAACACTGGAACTAAAATGACATTGACTAAATTCATCGAAAATCTTCAGAAACTTCAAGCCGAAGGTCATGGCGATAAGGAAGTTTTCTATCGTCACGGCGCCTCAGGTGATTGTGGTCCATTGTCCTCAGCATTCATTTCGGATGAGGTAGATAGTGATTGTGGTCCATTTGACCTAGACGAAGGTCAAGAGTATGTTTCTATCTACGCTGGCAACTAATTAACACACCCAGGAATTTTTAAATGATTATCAACGCGGCACCTCAAAACGAAGCAATCATGTCCAACGTGGGCGAGATTGGTGAGTTTCGCATTCGCAATAGTGCGAAGGCTTTCAACATTCTGTCCTCTGGTCTGTATGCAAACAAAATCCGAGCAATCGTCCGAGAATTGTCCTGCAATGCTGTGGACTCACATACGGCAGCTGGCAAGCAAAACACCCCCTTTGACGTTCACTTGCCCAACAGTCTCGAACCCTGGTTCTCAATTCGAGACTATGGTACTGGTCTGTCGCACGACCAAGTCACTAACATCTACACTACTTACTTTGAAAGTACTAAAACAGCGTCCAATGAATTCATCGGCGCACTTGGTCTGGGATCCAAGAGTCCTTTCTCTTACACTGACAACTTCACCGTTACAGCGATTAAAGACGGTGTTAAAGGTATTTACACAGCCTTCATCAACGAACAAGGTGTCCCATCTATCGCTAAAATGATGGATGAACAAACTACTGATCCAGCTGGTGTTGAGGTTCGTTTTGCAGTGGAAGAACGATATGACTTTGACAAGTTCCGTAGTGAGGCAAAGTCTGTTTACGAATACTTCAAACTGCGCCCAGTAATTTCTGGCAACCAAGAATTCCGATTTAAGGACCCTGAGTACAAGGAAAAAGATATCATCCCGGGTGTTCATTACTCAGGTGAGGGTAATAGTCGCCATTCTTACGCTATCATGGGTAACATCAAGTATCCAATTGACGTTCCTAACGCTGATAAGGCTCTTGGTGGTCTGCAAGGTCTGTTGGGTTGCGGTCTGGTTATGGAGTTCAACATTGGTGAACTTGACTTCCAAGCTTCACGTGAAGGTCTGTCGTACATCCCACAAACAATTGATGCTATCAAAAACAAATTGGTAGCATTGAACGGTCAACTGGCTATTCATATCGCACAAGAGGCTGACAAGATCACCAACTTGTGGGAACGTGCTGATTATTTGGAAAAGCGTTATGCTGACAATTTGTTCTGTACAGCCGTGCAGAAGTATGTTACTGATACAAAGTTTGAATTGTACTCTCCACAGCACAGTCGTTGGAATGCAAAGAAGACTTTCAAGTTTGAAGTAAAGAATTTGGCAAGTACTTACAACATTGCATTGCGTGGTTTCAGTAAGAGCCGTAGTTACAATGCATGTTCTACACTCAAGCCAACTCATGCTTACGACAATGTGAATGGGCAGACTGTATATCACGATGACTGGGAAATTACTGTTAGTCCTGACGTGCATTTTGTTATCAACGATACCAAAGTCGGTGCTACTGAACGTGCAAAACATCACTGGAAGAATTCGGCCGATAAAGACCGTTATAGTTCTAGTGTGTACGTGATTGAGGCTGCTGACAAGAGTAAGCCAGTAAACACTAAGGCTTTCTTCACTGCAATGTCTAATCCACCCGAAGGTAAAATCTTCCAAGCAAGTTCATTGCTTGAGAAAGATCGTGCTGGCGGTATCGGGCAGAACGTTACTATCATGCGATTGGAAGAAGGTCGTACTAATAGCTGGCGTGATCGCCGTGAAATGGTATGGCGTGATGGTGGCAAGGCTGGCTCATTTGATGCTAAACAAACTTACTACTACTTGCCACTGAGCGGTTACAAGAACCTCGGTACAGTTGAGGATATCAAGAGTTTGGAAGTTCACTTGCGTACTAGTGGTATCTACACAGATCATATCTACGGCGTGCGTAAGGGTGATATCGAAAATATCAAATCTCAAAAGAACTGGGTTAACCTTGACGAACATATTAAGGGTAAACTGGCACTGTTGGGTCAGGCAGATGTGATGGGTTTGGTCAAACAAAGTATTGACTGGAAAGAACTTTACCAGTATAATGCTACTAAGCATATTGCAGATAAAGCTAGTCCTTATATTGTGTTGTTTACTACATTTAAGGATGTGAAAGAATCTGACCAGAAGAAGCGTCAGAGTTTGGAATGGTTGTGCCGACAGTACAAAGTTGCAACGTCAACAAACATTGACCCAGCAACATTGATTGATAAGTACAACAAAGAAGTTGAAGCTATCTTTAAGCGTTACCCGCTTATCAAAGGCATCAGCAAGTACAGCACAGAAGGTAAAGACCTCGCTGAGTATATTAATTTGATTGACCAGACTAAAGGAGTCTAAATGGACATTGAGAAAGAAGCAAAGGCGGCTCAGAAACGACTCGCTAAGTATATTGATAAGTTGACTGAGAAGGCAAAAGCCGATACAGCAAAAGATTTTGAACAAGCACGTAAAAAACTGAAAATTGAAGGAAAATAAAATGAGCTATCCGTTTATCATGCAGGGCAACAGCATTACAGTTGTTATTGGTTCTAAGCCCCACACAATCTCTAAGAGCCACATTACTTTCCAAAAGGTTCTTGACGCTATCAAGGCACAAGACTGGGACTTGGTTAAAGACATTATTGAGCCAGTCAAGGTTGTTCTCAACTATGGCAAGGGCAACGTAAGTGTCCAAGGTGAGGAATTGTTCTGGAAAGGTAAGCCAATGCACAACGCATTGAGCAACCGAATGATTGCAATGTTGCAAGATGGCTTCCCTGTTGAACCTCTGGTCAACTTCATGGAAAACTTGATGACTAACCCATCTAAGCGGGCAGTCACTGAGTTGTATGGCTTCTTGGAAAAGAACAGCTTGCCAATCACTCCTGATGGTTGCTTCTTGGCTTACAAGAAAGTTCGTAATGACTTCTTGGACATTCACTCTGGCACAATGGACAATAGTGTTGGTAATATTGTTGAAATGGAACGCAATGAAGTTGATGACAACAAGGATCAAACTTGTTCAACTGGTTTGCACTTCTGTTCACAGGACTATCTGCCACACTTTGGCAATGGTTACGATAGCCGTGTTGTTATCTTGAAGATCAACCCTGCTGATGTGGTCTCTATCCCTAGCGACTACAACAACGCTAAAGGTCGTGCATGTCGTTATGAAGTTGTCGGTGAAATCGGCAACGACGGTGACAAGATTGACAATGCTTTCAACAAGCCTGTGCAGTCTAACGCAAGCAACAACATCGCTAAACCAGTTGCCCCGGTAGCAAAAGCACCGAAGACTGGTTCTAGTGAATTCTATCGTGGTTACACTGATGGATATGAAAGTAGGGAGTTTTCTCCTGGTTTCAAATTCAACAAGGACTATCAAGAAGGCTTTGATAAAGGTGAGACTGATGCAGACTGGGAAGATGGTCCTCGCTATCAGTATGTGAGTACACCGGCAGGTTGGACTCGACACAGTGATGGTAAAGTAAGTCCTCCACCAGGAACTACTTTTAATGCACAAAGTGGTGCATGGCCCTTCCCAACTAAGTAATACTTAGTACTACAAATTAGCCCCTTAAACGGGGCTTTTTTGTGGCTTGACAATAAATGGATTTGGGCATATAATACATGTATTGAATCAGAAAACGGAGTACGAAATGGCACGAGAAACAGTAGCACAGCGAAATGCACGATACGCCCAAGAGCGTGAGACATACCTTGCAAACCAAGTTGCTGAGTATCCACAGCGTCTAATGCTTGCTCTGGCACGTGCTACAAAAGCATACTTTGAACTTACAGTGAGCGATAACAGGTTCCAACTTAGAAATGTTAATGATCGTTATGATTCCGTAGTGTCTTTGGCATATGCTCACAGCCCCAACAGTCAAGAACAGTTAGAATCGTTGGAATATGATCTGGATAGTTACGAAAAGAGATTAGCAGAAGCCCAGCGTCTCCGTGAAGTAAAGGCAGAGGCATTGCGTAAGGTCAATGAATTGTTGACAGCCGAAGAGCGTGAATTGTTGAACCTGTGATGTATACAAAAATGACTACTTACGAACGCATTGCCGAGAAACTACTGAAGGGTCAGCCCAAAGCAAAGAGATTCGGTCTATTCGACGGTAAGCGTTTTTGGACAGGAACTAAGAGCCTACACCGGACAAAACAGTCAAGAATTTGGCGACTTTTTTGGCGATTAAAGTTTGACAGAAAAAGTAAAGTCTGATATAATAAGATAAATAAAACAAAGCAACGAGATAGACTCCGCGCTGACATTATTGAAAGGATTTTTCAATGTCTAAATTAACTCTCTTCGCCATCGAAGAAAAAATCAAACAACATGAGCAAGGTCTCAAAGACTTGCAAGCCCAACTGGTTGAGGCTAAACTCGAATCACCAGATCATCAACTAGCCAAAGAGTTGCATAGTATGCTTTGCAATCAGAACCACACAGACGGTTGCGGTTGGCACTATGAATTCAAAAACAAAAAAGATGACTGGACAGGTTATGCTCACACTGAGTATTTGAAAAAAGCACAGAAAATGATCTGCCATTGTGAAGAACATGGCATGGATATTGCTTCTACTCTTACAGCATTCAAATTGATTCGAGGTTACTAATATGACAAAACAATACGAAATCACTGTCAAGATTTTGGTCACCGTGCCCAATGACAATAGTTTGGGTATGAACGCGGATCAATGGGCCGGCAAAATTGCGGGCGACTGGGCAAACATGGCGCTGACTTACAGAAACATCGGTGCTGACGAAGTTGTGGAAGTAACTGCTAAGGAGGCAGAAAATGTCTAAAAAATACGATACACTTGTCCTCATTGGACGCTTTCAACCCTTACACAATGCTCACCTTGAGATTATCAAACGTGCCACAGCATTGACTGACCAATTGGTCATTATCACTGGTTCGGCAGCACAGCCCCGTACTTACAAAAACCCCTTCACTAGCAAAGAACGTGCCAACATGATTAAGGACGCTACCCGCGGTCTTAACATGCATGTTTATGTTGAAGAAAACATTGACACCATCTACAACGACCAAGCCTGGGCTATTCGTGTTCAAGGTATTGTTAGCAAATATCGTGTGCTAGGTGGAAAAGGTGTAGGTATCATTGGTCACAAGAAAGATGACAGTAGTTTCTACCTCGATATGTTCCCTCAATGGGGTTACGAGAATGTGGAACTGATTGAATTCTTGAGTGCGGTTGACATTCGTGACCTGTATTTCAAGCGTGAAGTCAATATGAAATTCATTAAAGGTGTTGTGCCTGAATCAACATTTGATTTCTTGGATGAATTCCGTATCACACCCGAGTATGAGCAAATCATCAAGGAGCGTGAGTTCGTGGCTAACTACAAAAAACAATATGCTAGTCTGCCATATCCCCCAATCTTCTCTACTGCGGATAGTGTAGTGATTCAGTCGGGTCATGTGTTGATGATTAAACGCCGTAGCGAACCCGGTAAAGGCTTGTGGGCATTGCCCGGTGGTTATGTTAACGCTAACACTGACAAGACTGTACTGGATGCGGCCATTCGTGAACTGCGTGAAGAAACATTAATCAAAGTGCCCGGTCCTGTACTGCGTGGTAGTATTGTTGATAACCGTGTGTTTGATGCTGTGGATCGTAGCCCACGTGGTCGTATCATTACACACTGTTTCAAAATCGTATTGCCTGATGGTGAACTGCCAAAAGTAAAAGGCAGTGACGATGCTGAAAAAGCACGATGGGTTCCTATCGCAGAAGTGCGTAGTGAAGAATGTTTTGAAGACCACTATGACATGGTCATGTGGGCAGTTGGAGCTTGATATGAATGAACGAATTCGACAACTTGCCCGTGATTCATACATGGTCGAAGTGGTGTGTAGCCAGAAATCCGTCAAGGTCAACTACCCCAAGAACTTTGAAAAGTTCGCCGAGTTGATTGTCAGGGAATGTTATCTGTGGGCCAAAGAAAATGGTGGCCTGGGCTGTGAGGAAGATTTTGAAGCGTTAAAAGAACATTTCGGAGTTGAAGAATGACAACAATACCTTACGAACAATTAGAATACGGACCAATGGACGAAATTGATGCGGCTATTTGGAATGGCGATATGTTTCACAATCGTGATAACATTCGGGAATTTCGTGATATGATGGCACGGTGGGAACGCGGATTAAAAATGTGCGAAGACATCCTAAATGAAGTACCGGAGAACGAATAATGAATGATGATATTTGTCTATCGTGTAAACATGGTGGCATTCACTATTGTCCGGATAAGAATGGTAATCCTATACCGAAAGGCAATCATTCATCCCCACCACCTGAATTACCAGACAGTGTAAATTTCTGGACATATATTTCTTGTAAGAAAAATTTTGGTCTGCCTAAGGCAGCCTACATCAACAAGTGCCCGCTGTGGCAATCAAAAGGAAAGTAATGAGACATTATACAAACACAGACAATCCAATTGACTTTCCTAAGTCGGCATTGAAGCATGTCAAAGGCAATCTACTGGACTTGGCAGAAGCAGGTGAGTTCGATATTGTAGTACAAGGCTGTAATTGCTTTAACACTATGGGTGGAGGCATTGCCCGTGAGATTCGTGAACGCTATCCAGTTGTGGCAAGTGTTGATATGGTAACTCTAAAGGGAGACTACCGCAAGTTGGGCAATTGGACTGAATGCGATGCTGGCGAAAAGAATCGTTTTACGGTTATCAACGCCTACACTCAATATAATATGAGTCGTGGCACTGATGTATTTGAATACAATGCGTTCCAATTGATTTTGGAAAAGTTGGCTTTTGTCTTTCCTGGCAAACGGTTCGGCCTACCCTACATTGGATGCGGACTTGCCGGTGGCGAACAGGAAACTATCGTTGACATGATCGACGTATTTGCCAGACGAGTTGCCCTAGAAGGCGGCACAGTGACATTGGTGGAGTTTGTACGATGAAACATATCAAATCACCAGAGCTTTATTACAACGATAACTCTAACATCGGTGATGTATTCTTGGCAGGTTCTATTGAAATGGGTACTGCTGAACCTTGGCAAGAACGATTGGTCAATGAGTTCAAAGACACTGATATTCGTTTCTTGAATCCTCGGCGTGATGACTGGGATTCATCATGGGTTCAGGAAGCAAGCAACCTTCAATTTTCTCAACAAGTTAATTGGGAATTGGACGCACTAGATTACAGCGACTTGATTGTATTCTATTTTGATCCAAACACTAAAAGCCCTATCACCTTAATGGAATTAGGACTCTACGCATCAAGCGGAAAAGTAATTGTATGCTGCCCGGATAGATTCTGGCGCAAAGGCAATGTAGAGATTGTATGCCAAAGACACCATGTAACTTTAGTTAACAGTTTTGATGAATTGGTCAGTGCTGTCAAGAAAGAAACTAAGTTTTGGGCAACATAAACAGTTGACATTAAAATAGGTTAATGTTATACTGTATCTAAGTCCTAGCGATAGACGCAAGGCAATTTAAATAAAGGAACTTTATTATGAGACTCGGAAGACACTCTTTTGCAAAACTCGCAAAAAACATTATCTTGAACACAGACAGCTACAAAGTTAGCATGTTCAAACAATACCCAGCAGGAACTACTGGTGTATACAGTTACATTGAATCCCGGGGTGGGCGTTACGATCAAACAGTATTCTTCGGACTCCAGGCTTTTATCAAAGAATACCTACTTGAACCCATTACCCAAGCAGACATTGATATTGCAGATGAAATCCTTACTGCCCACGGAGAGCCATTTAACCGAGCAGGATGGCAATACATACTGGACAAGCACATGGGATACCTCCCACTTGTCATTAGGGCAGTCAGTGAAGGAACGGTTGTCCCTGTTAAAAATGTCTTGGCCACCATCGAGAACACAGACCCCAACGTCCCCTGGCTGACTACTTGGGTTGAAACTCCGATCCTCCGAGCAGTGTGGTATGGTACTACTGTATCTACACAAAGCAAATTCATTAAAAACATCATCACAGAGTACTTGGAGAAGTCAGGTGACCCTACAACTATTGGTTTTAAGTTACATGATTTCGGCGCTCGTGGTGTCTCTAGCCTGGAGAGTGCTGGTATCGGTGGTGCCGCACACTTGGTTAACTTCATGGGGACTGATACCCTCAGCGGTATACTGTTGGCTCGTGAATATTACAACGCTGGTGTTGCTGGTTTCTCCATCCCAGCCGCTGAACACAGTACTATCACTAGTTGGGGTCGTGCCGGTGAAGTAAAAGCCTACAGCAACATGGTCAAGCAGTTTGGTGTACCAGGTGCATTGTTGGCAGTAGTGTCTGACAGTTACGACATTTACGAAGCATGCCGCATGTGGAGTACCGGTGACTTGAAACAACAAGTTATTGATAGTGGTGCTACAGTTGTTATTCGTCCTGACAGTGGTGATCCTGTAGAAGTGTTGCCAAAGATGTTCCGCATCTTGGCTGAAGGCTTCGGCTACACTACAAACACTAAAGGCTACAAAGTACTGAACAATGTTCGTGTACTGTGGGGCGATGGTATCAACCAGTTGAGCATCAAGTCAATTCTCAGCGTAATGGTTGACATGCATGGCTACAGTGCAGATAACATTGCATTCGGTATGGGCGGTGCATTGTTGCAACAACTTGACCGCGATACTCAAAAGTTCGCTATGAAGTGTTCAAGTGCAGAAGTCAACGGTGAATGGATTGATGTGTTCAAAGATCCAATCACTGACCAAGTGAAAGCCTCTAAGAAAGGTCGTATCACTCTTTGGCAGTCTGGTGGTGAGTTTCAATCTAGTGTTGAACAACCAAAAGGATGGACTGACAAGGGTATTGGTCCTTGGACAGAGGCACTGGTTGAAGTGTATCGTGATGGTAAACTCATCCGAGAATACACCTTTGACGAAGTTCGTGCGAACAGCATGAAATAAAGAAAGGGGCACTTGCCCTTTTCTTCTATGCAACAAATCCAAACTCGCATATAATACAAGTTCTAAATCGTTAAATTGTTTGAAAGAAATTCATGACTCGTTTTATTAAAAATGGCAATCACTTCATGGTAGCATCCGAAGAATCTATGGATGTGCGCAATGAGTTGCCGCCCGGTAATTACACTGTTAAAGAAATGCCAATGGGCGGCCCGTTGTATCTAGAACATATTGATAGTTTCACTCCGCTTTCTAAAGTGTACGGTGACTGTTTGAAGAACACTGATCGGGTTATTCGTACTTTCATGGATCGTCCTGCGGCTACTGGCATTATGCTGACTGGTGAAAAGGGTTCTGGTAAAACATTGTTGACCAAGAACATTGCGATTGAATTGGCAAAGCAAGGTATCCCTACTATTGTTATCAACGCCGCATGGCATGGAGACAAGTTCAATAGCTTTATTCAAACTATCACTCAGCCATGCGCTATCTTGTTTGATGAATTTGAAAAGACATACGACCGTGATGAACAGGAAGCCATCTTGACATTGCTCGACGGTGTGTTCCCTTCTAAGAAGTTGTTCATGTTGACAACCAATGACAAGTACCGTGTTGACTACCACATGCGTAATCGTCCAGGTCGTATCTTCTACATGCTAGACTTTAAAGGTCTGGATGCTGAGTTCATTCGTGAATACTGCGAAGACAATTTGAAGAATACTAGCCAGATTGACAAGATTGTGAATATCTCTAGCTTGTTCTCAGAATTCAACTTTGACATGCTGAAAGCATTGGTTGAAGAAATGAATCGCTACGATGAATCTCCGCAGGAAGCATTGCGTATGTTGAACGCTAAGCCTGAGTTCGATGGCGGCTCCAAGTACGATGTTGAAGTTGTACATAACGGTGAACTGGTCAAGGGCGATGTTAACCCTGCAGTCTTTAACGGTAACCCACTACAACCAAAAGGTGTCGAAATTTCTTTTGATGCTGACCCTGATGGTGATACTGATTGGGAATACATGGAGTTCAATGCTAACGCATTGGTCTCTGTTGATGCACAAGCAGGTAAGTTTGTCTTTGAGGACAAAGGTACTCGTCTGACACTGACTAAGGTCAAGAATAAGAGCTATGACTTCTACGGCGCTTTTTGAGACTAAAATGTGTACTTAATCAGTACACATTTTTAATACATAAGTATTCAATTTATCGGTTCTGGGACGCTAGGACCGATACTTTTTTCAGGAACGCATACTGACATACATCTAGCAAAAACAGAAAAGGTTGACAATAAATCACTTTGGGTATACAATAGAATCTTAGACAGTTAAATAAAGGACTTAAAATGACATTGCAAGAAATCAATCGCTCTATCATCAGTGGCACTTTCTCTAATGAGGATCTGAATTCTATCGGGGATGCTATCAAGTTTGCCCGTTCTCAAATTGCAAATAAAAACAAATTTACACTGGTTAAAGGTACTAGTGTGAAGTTCACTAATTCGCGGTCGGGACAAACAGTGGTTGGCACTGTTGAAAAAGTCAACCGCAAATTTATCATTGTTCAGGAAAAAGGTAAGGCATTTGGTGGCTCATGGAGAGTTCCTGCTAACATGTTGTCTGCCGCTTAATAAGGAAAAAATCATGGCTGTAATTAAATTTATTTTTTGGCTTGCTGTAATAGCACTTATCATTGTTGCAGGTCCGCTATTGACCTTGTGGGCAATGAATACATTGTTCCCTGCTCTTGCGATTCCTTACTCTATTGAGACTTGGTTCGCAGTCATCATCCTCGCAGGCGTATTTAAGTCAAACGTAAAGGCAACCAAATGAGCAAAGTAAATGAATTGTATATGGATATTGAATTGATGCTGGAGCAGGGTACCCATCCTGCTACAATCTCCGCAGTACTTGATGTGCCGGTTTCTTGGGTCTATGAGGTGTTGGAAGATGCTGAAAAACCCGATGAAGATTTTAGCCCCTTTAAAACAGTCAACAGTTAATACTGTAGTACTACTTTTCGGCGAACTAAAGTATTCATTTTGATGCCATAGGAACGCTAGGACCGATACTTTATCTAGGAATAGATACAGACACAGTCCTAGCGTTTTTGCCAAAAGTTGACAATAAATGGATTTGGGTATATAATCATTACATAGACAGTTAACTAAAGGACTCAAAATGACCAAGCAATTCGTACAAGTTAGTGCTCGTAAAGACAGCAACAATTTTGCACTCTGTAGCAACCTGAGCATCATGGCATATGATGGTCTGACTGCCGAGCAGGCCCTGTGCAAATTGCAGGAGATGGCGGATGAATATGGAGCGAAGGGTTACGATATCGAATGGATTCGTAGCGATTTCGATGCAATTGACGAAGAAATGTACGGCGACTTGTTTGCCCAAATTTGACAATAAATGGTTTTGGTGCTATAATAGAATCTTAAACAGTCAACTAAAGGAAACGAAATGGCTTACTTCAATCAAGAACGCAAAAAAGAACGTGCTCCGGTTATCAAATCTATCCTGAAAAAGTACGGTGTCAAAGGTTCGCTTGCTGTGCGTAACCACTCTACTTTTGTCCTGAACGTCAAGTCGGGTTCTGTTGACTTTATTGAAAACTATATCAAGACCGATGCTGACAAAAACTACGGTAACAAATTGTCGCAGGATCAAATCGACTATATCCGTAACAACAAATCTTTGGATGTGAATCCCTACTGGTATCAAGAACACTATTCGGGTAAGGCTCTTTCTTTCCTTAAGGAAGTGTTCACTGCAATGAACAAAGGTAACCATGATAATTCGGATGTCCAAACTGACTACTTTGATGTGGGTTGGTATGTTGATGTGAACATTGGTTCTTGGGACAAGCCCTACACTTTGGAAAAATAAAATGAATCAATATTGGATCCTCGTAAAATATAAAGACGAACCTGGTGCAGGCTTTGGACGCATGTATATTAATGCTGACAATCCTTTCCAAGCAATCCAAATGGCTAAAGGTATGTATGGACGTTTGCTGATTAGTGAATCAGCGAACGTGGTGTAATTCGGGCAAATGAGTGGTTGACAGTTATAACGCCCGGTGTTATAATAGTAACTGTCAACATTGACATTTTATTAACTTAGTCTAATCTTAAAGGGAACTTATAATGGCTAACGCAAATCAAACTTTCAAAGTCGCTGGTATCACTGTTCATAATGGTAATGCTAAGGTTCGTTTCACTGATGATATGGTTCGCCGTATCAAACAGTTTACTAAAGGTGGCGCAACCCGCGTTGACTTTATTGAATTGCCGAGTGAGATGACCAAGCTTGAAGCACTTGCTTATATGGCAAAACATGCAGAATTTCAATCTGCTGAGGATCAGGCAACTATTGCGGATACTACTTCTGACAAGACAAAAGAAGCAAGTAAAGGTACTGTAAAAGTTAAGGCATCCAAGCCTAGCATTGAATCTATCAAGGCTCGTGGCAAGAAGAAAGAAGTCACACCCGAGCAAGTTCTCGCGGCCGCTGACTTGCATAACGTGGATCCCGCATAACTATGAAGCTGTCTACTAAACTTTCAAAAGTAGGTGACAACCTTACTGTCCACATGTATGACAACGGCTTTATGGTTGAAGTATCCGGTCGCAATGACGATGACGACTGGAAGACTGCAAAGATCATGTGCCCAACATTGAATGACGTATATACCGTGATTGAAGAAGCGGCAGCTATGGTAAAGGAATAAGATGAACCTTCAAACATTTCGCCGATCATTTAATCCACGCCGTGAATTTGATCCTACTAGTCATGAGGATTTGATTGAACTGAAGTATTTTAAAGATAATGGCAAATGGAAGAACGGTTGTCCTTTCTATGTAGAAGACCCTTTCATTGAAGTGCCCGCAATGTGTTATTTCAAGTATAGTGAACACATGCTATCACAACTAAAAGTCACTACACGAAAACAAAAAAGCCCCAAATGAGGGGCTTTTTTTATGGCTACGTCGGGTGCTTAACCTATACGCCAGTTAGTTCCGTCACACCATACACATACAGTATTTGAACCACTGTTACCAACAATTGCACCAAAGTTTCCTACCGATGCCAAGTTAGCGTCACTGACAAATGCTCTAAATCCTGCTACTGCATATTGACCGGATGGCAATGTATCTACTGTTAGAACAGGACTTTGAGTAACTCCGGCTTCAGTAAACAAATAGTTTTTAGCATTGGTTGTTAATTTAATACCATTTACTGATGTTAACCTATTTGGTAGTGTGAACTGAGCAATCTGTTGACCACCACCAGTTCCACTTACTGTAAATGTGCCTGCGCCCCCACCAGTATATACCCCGGTAACAGTTGTAGATGTGCTACCAAGTATTATGGTATCACCTACTTCCATCAATGCTAATACGCCTAGCATATAAGTAGAAGATGCATTGGTGAATGTCAGTGTATTACCAGACCAGACTAAATCATCATACTGATATAATATATCAAATGTAGCAAGTGGAATATTATTTGTTACAATA